GCGGAGTTCCAAGGATGTGAAAGAAGCGATTGTTCATGGCCTTACGCTAGCTGTTCTAGGATAGCCGACATCCTAGAGATCATGAATAACCCGATCTCTCGTCCGGGTTGGACCCCGAGAATCTCGCAAGTAATCCCCGTGAGGATAGCCGCGTTGGGGTAGAGCTTCTTACCCCCAGCCCATACCCCCCTTGTTAGGTCAACAAGCCGGTTGGCTTCCGTATGGTAGTTACGAACAAGTACTTCCATGACCGGCTCCCACGCCGGGTCCATACGGCCACGAAAAAAGGAGTTACCCCACCCGGGAATCTTGACTCCGTCTTTGACAGCTTTGGTAAGTTGCTCGGGCGTAGCGTTTACCCAGAGTTGACGAGCTTCCGCTACCGGCGCATGAGCTAGACCCGTGCTCAAGAACGCTGCCGCTATAGCTTTCGGTACGTCTCCCGAGCCTTGCCAAACCGCCTTGGCCACCTCGGCACTCAGGTTCTGGTTGTCCAGACAAGACTGACGATGGGCTGCCAATACGGCATCCAGTAGTTCCTGCGCTTCTGGTGTCGGTTCGGGCCAGAGCGCAGTCTGAAGCCGAAGGGTACTCATCCGACGCGGTAGCCCTGAAAGACGGTCTTGTCCGCGTCCGAAGTGATCTGGAGTTCAGCCGTTCCGCCGGTAACCGTACACTCGTAGAATACTTCAAGGTAATCTCCGGCATCGGCTTGCACCGCTTGGAACAAGGCGTAAGTAGAGCCGATAAGTTCTGCGCCATTTGTCTCACTCTGAGCCCGAAGCTCGGAGCCGTTGGCTAGGACTTTAACTTGGTGAGATAGCACCGGGGTACCCGTGAAAGATAGCGTGTCGATCCGAAGCTGAACCACCATCTGGTACCAACCAGACGCATCTACCAAGAACTTACCGTTGGCCGCATCGAACCGGTCGTCGGTATCCGCAACTTCATGCGTGAAGTTTACTTTGACCTGCGTGCTACCGGCCGAATAGTTTTGAGAGACGGTGGTGTCGGCCGCGAAGAACTTGCGGCTAGAGAAGGAGCCGGCCGCGGTAATCGCGTCCTTAACCTCCTGCGCCAGCTTGTTCATCGTCACGTTGGCATCAAGAATGGCGGGAGTAGTAACGACTCCGGCCCCAAGCTTGGCTGCGGTGCTAACCGTTCCGTCGGCAATAGCTACCGCGGGGGCAGCTTGCGCAGCCTCTACGGTATCAATGGCCGTTTTAAGATTCGTCCAATTGGTATCCATCTGAACCGTGGTCAGAGGAGCGCCGTTGGCGGTGCGGGTGGTGACAGAAACAGGCATGGTCGAAGATGTATACGGTTTAGCTTAGCGCGTCAACTGCGTCCGTAAGGCGGCGTAGGTCAGTCTTGGTCTGCTTCCACCATAGATCAAGGGCAGCGTAGTATGCCTTGCCGGAGGGCGTGCTAATCAGCTCTTCGGGGGCGGGCGGTAGGTCCTGAAACTCGATCAAGAGTTTACGGATGGCAGCAGTGCCTTTATCGGGGAGGCTCATGAGTTGGGCGTGCTGTTGGAGATTGCCCGGCTATCCACAGCCGCAGCTTCCCACGTCTTGGAAATCAACCGGACATCGGAACTCTCGATAGTAGCCGTGATCCGGTCCTTAAAATAGACACCCCGGAAGAACACCGGGATTAGGTTTCTAGTCTTAGGATCGGGAAGGTCGTGAATAACAACGGTTTCCGGAATTTCTTGCGGATTGAAGGACCGAAACAATCGGACCTTCATAGCCAGCTCGGGAGACTGGGTGCTGTAGCGCGGAAGGAACGACCGAATGTCGGTATCAGCGAACTCATCGCTGAAGGCAGACAGCCCGCTTTCCAGCGTAGCCTCGTAGGGAACCCCGAGGCGCAAGTAGTACCGATAGCCCTCGTTAGTACGACCGTACTTAAGAACACGACCGGCTCCGTCACCTAGCACGAACCAGTTTTCTGTAGCTCGAACGGCGATGTCAGAACTCGGCTTCTCTACGAAAGCGGCGGCGGTGAATCCAGCGTCGATCTCGGATACCGTATTCTGGAAGTAGTCAAACGCCAGAACAGTACCGGCCTGAACGAACCAAATCTCCTTAGTCAGAGGGTTGTCCAAGGCGAAGATGTTCGACTCCTGTTCCAGCGTAGCCGTGTCGTAGAACTTGTTTTTGCACACTTCCAGAGTCTGGAGTTCGACGGGCTGTCTGGAAGTTAGATCGAATCGGTAGAAGCTACTAGCTCCTGCGTAGACGTGGTAGTCTCCGTTAACCTCGGAGATTGCATACCGATAGTACAGAGTCTTGCCACCGTTGTACAACTTCTCGAATGCAAACGGATTACCGACAGACCCGGTATAGTACGCTTGAAAGATCGACGTGTTGCGGTAAACAATCAACCGGCTCTTCAACGGAACCATCCGCAGAATCTGGCTACCGTCATCCTGAAGATCGAACCGGCCAGCCAGCGGAGTCTCGTTACGGGTAACGAATGCGTTGGTGACTGACGTTAGAATCGGGGTATCAATGACGAGCTGGTTACCGCTAGCCGTAACCACGGTGGCAGAGAGATTCCCGCCCGACGCTCCTGCGCCTTCGATCAAAATCTCCACGCCAGTTTCCGCCCACGAAAGTGGACGAGTAAGTGTAACCAGCGTCGTATTGATTGTAGCGGAACCCTCCCCGTTCGAAGCCCAGTTGCGGGGCTCGCCCGGCTGAGCGCACCAAATGATGCGGTAACGAATACGATTCTTAGTCACTTCGTCTCCAACAACTCCCCACGGATTAGAACCATCGAGCACTAGGGTCGCTTGATCTGCATCGAACTCCTCGATATCCGCGCACATCAGGAACCCGTTGATTTCGGCAATAGTTCCGACGGAAGAAATACCCTGCTCCCGAAGCTCGTAGATCGGCTTTACTGTCAGGTCTTCGAGCCGATAGGTAACCGGAAGATCAACGCCGTTGTTAAGGATGACATATCCGTTCAGCGAGATAGCTTCCCACCGGTGGCCAATGCTAAATCCGGAACCGATCTCGATCCAGTCCGCATAGAAGTATTGGATGTAGTCGAACTGGTCTTCGAAGTAGCCGTCAACAGCGTAGCGCGGGTCCTCTAGCGCGTAGAAACGATATAGCTTATCTCCAGCCGCCGCGATAATAGCGGTCCGCCCATTAGGCCGCTTGACCATGTGGAGTAGCGTTACCGCGGAACCGGCGAACAACGGCTGATTCCCACGATCTCCCTCCTTGGGCTGAAAGTAATCCCAGCCCTCACGAGCTACCTCTTGGTCCAGCTCACGACGCCAGTTAACCTTCTCCGTATAGTTATTCCACGACGGAACCTCGGAGGATAGAACGGACATCAAGGCTCCGCCATTGGCGGGCTTGGTGGTTTTGGACTGGAATCGGTAGGGCATTTGTTACCAAGTAGCGATTGCGACACGTTTCCACGTGTTCGTGGCAACGCAAACATACATATAGTTCGCGTCCCATGCAAGCGCTCCAGCCGTTCCAGTATCCCCAGCAAATGTAGGAACAGTGTTATTGAACTGCGAGTAGAAGCGCATCTCAACCCAGTCCGTACCGAGTGTATTACCACTTCCTGCGGTTAGGCGACGCCAGCCAAAGAGCGTAGTCTTTCCGAATCCACTCGGGTCTTCTTGAGTATCTCCAGTGCGAACAACGATGTCTCCGGCAGCCCACGTACCCGTCGTCGGGCGAGCGCGCTGGAAGAAGAAGGTGCTATTGTTTCCATCGTTAATCGCATTGCCAGTCTTCATGGCAATAAGATTTGCTAGGTAGGGAACATTGTACCCAACGTGCGGAAACCCATACGCAGAGATATTACCATTCCAGTCTAGCGTAGGACCGATTGCTGGATAGTTAAGCCCCGCCCCGTTATCTCGATAGCTCGTGATGTTCGGGGACGTAGAGAATAGCCGCATTCCGGCCGACTCATTATAAATAGTCTGACCGGAGACCGAGTAGCTAGCGCCCGAACCCAGATCGAATCGTAGAGTATCAACGCAGATCGGGCTGGTGTCGTCGTACGCACCCAGCAGAAATCGGATTGGCTTAACTCCGGTCGACGCGTTGCGACACAAGAACGTGCACTGAGAAATCTTCGTGATACGTGCCTGTTGCACCCACTCTAAACCGATCTGGTAGTAGTCCTCGACGTTGCAGTTGTTCATCGAGATCAGCGGATATACAGTGCGGCTGTCGCTTTCGCTGGTTCCATCTCCGCCAAAGCGACCCCAAACTCCGTTACCACCTGTCAAACCGTTGCAGTTGTTGAGGGTAGCGTCCCCCAAGATTCGATACCCAGCCTTTCCTGTCGGTACAGTTCCGCACAAGCAGCCGTCAAGTTCCACTCCGGGGCCTCCGCTCAGCCGGAATTGATCGCCGAGATTCTGGTCGGCCACGCAATCCGAAACTACAAAGCCAAAAGCACCCGGGCACTTGAAATTCAATCCGTGGCGGCCATTATAGACGAACTCGCAGTTCTCGATGCGCCCATTGTACAGCGAGTTGAGCGTGGCGGAGGTAGCTAAACCGTCACCGCTTCCACTGGAAGTTCCGACAAACGAGAGTCCAGAAATATGGAGCCGGGTAACGTCGGTACCTCCGATCTCCATCACAGTATCACCGAGCCGGCTTGTGATTCGGGAACGCTCTCCGTATACGAGGACGGTATCCGAATTGGTAACGATCTTGTCCGTTAGGTACGAGCCGTAGGGGAACCAGACGGACTTCTTAGTGGACGCAGAGAGGGAAAACGCTGCTGCGATCGGACCCGTATCGTTAGCCACCCCGTCGCCGACAGCTCCAAAGGCTTTTACGTCGAGTCGTCCGTCATCCTTGAGGGCGGAGGACCCCATTCGCATCTCGACCCAATCGGTCCCAAGGACGTGATTGCTTCCGGTTGTGAGTCGGTGCCAGCCGATCAAAACATACTTGCTAACGTTGAATCCCTGCTCTGGCTGCGCCCCAGTAGCCCACACTTTATCCCCGGCTGTAAAAGTACCGCTGGTCGGCATCCCACCGCGGTAAGTCCAGTTACTGGATTGGTCACCAACATCGTTACCGACCTTGGCTCCGAGAAGATTTTTAAGGCATACCGGACCGACTGTGTGCGGGGTCATGCCGTAGGTCTTAGCGTTATCCACCCCATCAAGAGTCATCGCGAACGGCGCGTACACTAGGCCTGCGTTGCCGTTATAGATAGACGGACCCTGCCCATCGTTGCTGGAAGCCCAGATACCGAAGTCAGAGTACACGGGTACTCCGTGGTCCCAAGAAGAGGTCGGGTCTTTTCGAAATTCCGTTCCAGAGAAAGTAAGCCCCGCAGCGTTCGTACGCCCTCCGTATACGCGGATCGCTCGCTGATTTGTAATCCCAGCCCGCGGCAGGAAATAGCACTGACTAAAGGACGTACCGTTTACTCCGTTGATAAAGTCTAGAGTAGTATCCGCGCAGTTCTCAAAGTTGCAATTCAAGAACCCGACGGTCGGGTAGGCCTCGGTCAGGTCACTCTCGGAAGAAGCAGAAACCCCTCCGAATCGGCCCCAGACTCCTAGCCCGTCCCAAATTCCATTGCAGTTGATAAACTGTGCGTAGGTAAGAACTCGGAATCCGGCCCGCCCCGTAGAAACGGTCTTCACCGTGCATGAATCGAACAATACTCCGGGGCCGCCGAAGCAACGGAACCCATCCAAACCACACAGCGTGGCCATGCAGTTTTGTACCCGGAACGAAAACGCCCCCTCTGATTTTAGGTAAAGCCCGTGCCCCTTTAGTGAAACGAATTCGCAATCTTCGATGGTACTATTAAAGAACCAGTCGATAGCCGGATCAGTATAAACACCGTGTCCCGTTCCAATGGTGGCATGGCCTTCAAAGGTGATCCCAGACAAGCTGAGATTATCAATCGTGCCACCGAGCTTTATGATGCTCTGGCCTGAGCGACTTTTAATAATCGTTCTGCCCACGCCAGAACCTCGGATCGAGAATCTGCCTCCGGACACAACCAGTTCGTCTACCAAAAATGTTCCGGCCGGGATCAAGAGTTTCCCATTGCTCGACTGAGCCTGAGCGATCCCAGCTTGAACCGCCGAAGTATCATTGGCTACCCCGTCACCAATCGCTCCAAAGTCTTTAACATCGAATTCTTTTCGATCTAGCCGGGTATCCAAGGATACCAACGCCGAATTCAAATCGGCCTGATCGCTCAGCGTTCCGGTGACTCCACCCCATACGGCGCTAGGAGCGCCGTCGGTCAGAGGGATAGTGGCACTGTCCACCACATCGTTGAGCACCGTCCGGACTTCGGCGGCAGTGTTGCGTGCCCCTGACTCAAGAGTCGAGGAGATGTCGGAAAGAAGTTCGGCTCTAGTCTTGGCGCTCATGTGTTGGGTCAGGAGAAATCAGTATCAGAGAAGTCTTCGGGTAGGAAGTCAACCATATCCGAATCTGGGCAGGGGTTGGCGGCTCGGTAGGCCGCAATTTGATTCAAGGCGTCTTGCCGGGCCGTAGCGTTGGCGTTGTCCTGCGAGATATCCGACCAGCAAGAGCCAGCCGGGACCACGACATGAACGTCCAGTGAACTATCGCTGGAGCAGCGGGACACCGCTTCGATCTTAACGTTCCAGAAGCCCCGGGTACGGCAACGGTTTCCGGACATTTCGACCAAGTCCTCAAGGTCACAAGCCGATACCGGAGGCGGAGGACAGCTATCCTCGCAGGTCCGAACCTGCTTGGCTTTCTTCGTAGACCATAGTACCCGCAGTGATTTATCCAGCGGAGCGCGAACGTCCCAGACTAACACCAAGCTTGTCGGAAGCGTAAGCGTAGGAGCCAGATCGCCCGTAGGCGCGTCACCCAGAGGAAGGTCGGCGAGAAGCATTGACTGCGTTAGGTCGTGGCCAGTAGGTAGTAAACTGTACCAGTATTGTCTTTGACCGCGATCTTATGCGTGGACGGAACCGAAGAGGCTGTAGAAGCGGCGACTCCGTACTGAAGGACTCCGTTGTAATTGAGCTTCAAGATACTGTTACCCACGCTACCCTCAAAAAACTCGATATCCTTGAAGCTAGTCCCAACTTCGAACTGAAGGCCGCCGCTAGGTTCGACCTTCATCTGGCCGCCTTCCGCGAGGCCGTCCACAAGCAGGCCGATAGCCGCGGTACCAGTCATTACTGTTTGCTTGCTTCCTTTCAAGAAGTTAACCGAGCAGTTGGAGTTCGATCCGCTCGTGACCATTGCAGTCTTAGAGCCGATTTGTCCAAGTTCGAAATGAATGTCCGTGGAGTCAACGATATTAACCAGCGTCGTCTCTTGGATATCCGAAAAGGTAAACACACCTCCGTAAACCCGAGTGCATTTGTTAATCTTGATCGGGTAGCGATTACTATAAGTGGCACGGTATCCGTCCGCCGAACGACCAACGCCAGAGATTACAATGTTTCCAAATGTGATGTCGCTTGGACCAGTAGAGCCCGGGCCGTCACCCGGAAAGCACTCGATTGCGTAGTTACCGCAGCCACGAATTACTCCGTTGCCAAAGCTGACTCGGCTCGCGTTAGCCCCAACCATGAGTCCACGCCAGCCGTTGTTGACGATGGTAAAGTTGTCTACCGAAATATTGAGCGGAGGGAAGCTAGAATCATCCGTCCCGTATACGGCGATACCATCATCCCCGGCATCATAAATATTCGGGCTTACGATGTGGACCCCATCAACTTTGTCGGCTACGTGGATACCGTCTCCACCGGAGCCGAAGTGCGAGTGGTTGATGACCTTGAGCCCCCGGTTGTACGTTGCTCCTTCACCTTGAATCACAACTCCCCAGTTCGGGATATTTCGGGTACCCGTGTTATGAAGTTCGACGTTGTACCCGGAAAGCTTGAAACCAATTCCAGTACCGCGAGCCGTAGGGTCCACGGAGGTGGTGTCGTAGTTTTGATCCCGTAATCCGTCGATAACGACTTCGCAACACTCGGGTCCGAGATAAAGTCCGTTGCTGGTCTTGCTTGTCTGAATAAGAGTAACTCCCGTCGCTTCGACATACGCGTTGTGCAGACAGTGAATGTAGGTACCCGCGCAGACGTAGTTACCCGGAGGAATCACGATGTGTTTACGAGTTCCAACCACGGCTTTGAGAACTGCTCCGCTACCGCCACCGCTAAACGACAGCTGCGGTATACCGAAGCTAACCCACTGATACCCAGCGCTCCCTGTAGCGTTGGTACTAACCGTGACCGTGTTAGAGGTCTTACTAAGAACCGTAGTACCAGCTGAAAAATAATCCGAGGTAACGGACATCCCGGCTGAGATGTCAGTTGTAGTTCCCGCGTTGATTGTGATAACCGGGGACCCGCTGACGATTCCCGTGGCTCCTACTTCGCGGGCCACGATCTTATACCCGGAACCCGGATTAGTAATCGTGGCAAACGCGACGCGTCCGTTATCGCTAATGACCGCCTTGCCCGCAGCCCCCGCTCCGGAGCCGCCCGAGAAAGTGATGTCCAAAGCACCAAAAGCTCCGGCTCCCCCACCGTTACCATCGTAGCCTGTTCCCGGAGCCGCGACAATGATAGACGTGATTCCTCCGCTCGGCTGAACCGATCGCCAGAAGTCTCCAAAGGCCACGAAGTTTTCAGTAACGCCGTCGGCCACGAGGCCGAAGCCGTTCATGGCGTTGATCGTTTCCGAGGTGTATACGCGCCCGGTGATAGAGACGTCACCGGTCGGAGCAATAGCCCCGGTAGAATCGTTACGACGAAGAAGTGTTTCGTTGGCCATGATTAGAAGATCGTAACTACGCTACCGTCGGGCTTGCGGGCTTTCAAGTTTGTTCCGTCCCACCAGAGAATTACTCCACCGGTAGGATTCGAAGTTGGAACGGTACCAGCCGCAGTCAAGAAGAACACCCCGGCCCCGCCCCCGAAGCTGCCATCGCCACCCACGGAGAAGTTCTTATTCGTTGGAGTATTAACGGAACCGTTGACCACACGAAGCATGGTATCGTTTCCGACACGCAAGTTAACCGAGGAGGAGGCGTTAACAAAAACGTCCGCGCTTCCCAGTTGGATAGCGTAGTTGCTATCCGATGGACTAGAGGCAGCTCCGCGCGCCCAAATAGCAGGATTATCCCCCGTGACTGCGCCAAGTAACATGTACTTATTGGCGTCCTCGCTGTTAATCAGCGCAGCCTGACGAACTCCACCCGCCGCCACGGACTGAATCTTTGCAACACCGGTGTCCTTACCGATCTTTCCGGTAGTTCCGCTGAACTTTACAACGTTTCCGTCTTCCGAATTCGAGCTTGCCCCGGTAAAATCTCCCCCCGTAGAAGCGAGTGTTAGATGATCCCCCGCGTCGGTGATAGACACGTTGGTACCTGCGAGTAGTTTCTTTACTTGGCTAGTAGAGGGTGTGGCTACTAGGCTGACTCCGGACCCACTGTCATTAAGTAGCGGGGTAGTGCTGCTACCGACTCTCTGCCAATCTCCGGCCCCCGTACCAACTTTGACCGCCTTGTACGGTGTATATGGACTCGTCCAAACATCCATCGCTTCTTGCCCGACGAACTCTGCATTAAAAGTCGGAGCGCCACCAGAAATCGTATACTGTCCGTTGAATTGACGGTACCCCCAGTTGGGAGCGACATGCGTGATGGCTGCTCCGGTGACCGTGGTTCCAAGATTACGACCGAGCCACGCGTCGACCACGAAATTTGATCCGGTCTTGCTGATGATTTCGAGCGCAATGACAACAGCGTAGAGGTCGGACCCGCCGCTTCCAGCCCCAGCAATTTTAAGGGCTGAATAAAGCGTAAACCCAAGCTCTCCACCGTTCGTTGTATTATCAAAGGTAAACCGAATCTTATTACTGCCCGAGTTTCCGGCAGCGGTAAACGGGATCGTAGTACCCGACATATACAGAGCGCCTTCGATGCGCGCCCAGTTTCCGTCCATCGGATTATTCTGCCGCAGGTAGTCGGTGGCTCCTCCAAAATATCCGGGAATCCAGATTCCGCCACCGTACACCGCTGTCGGTGTATTGTGACTAAAGACTGGCTGTTCCCATGTCGGACCTAGATCGGAATACGAAACTCGATATGGACGCCGAAGCACCTGACCCGGAATAGATTGTCCGAACTCGTCCAAGCGGAACCCGAACACGTTATTAACCGTAGAGTTTTCGATTACGCAAGAAGTATGAAACCCCCCGGTAGGGCCGCCGTATCCAGATCGAATAAGCGGATCGGCAAAGTAGCGATCGTTGTTTGACTTAAACCAAATCTGACTTCCACCGTTGGCCTGAATGATCGGAGTTACACATTGATATAGCGTCTCCGTAGACGTCAGCGAGGCCTGCCAGCTGCCGCCGGAGGGGAGAACCCATACGGGGATGTTTTTCAACCACCAATTATCCGAGGTAAAGGTACCGCGAACAGGCTGCATGTTATGCGTAATCTGCCCGTTGGAAACGAGGTGTTCCGCGTTACCGCTGCAGATAGCCGCAATTGCGATATCGGGTGAATTAGCCTCGAAGAAACTTTGAGGATTCGCTTCCCACCGGCACATGCTCGCATTGAACCGGGTGTATCGAAGACCGGCTCCAAACCATCCGAAGACGACTTTCGCACCAACCGTTACAGTATTGAAATCCTGTACCGTGATGGTCGTGCTACCTCCAGAGATGGTCGTACCCGTTAGAACCTTTGTTAGCGGGGTAGAAAACGGAGTCTGGAAACTTCCTCCCGAAAGGCCATACGACCCGTTTCCCTCGATGATGCAGTCCATGTCAAACACAGGCTGCATCTTTCGAGCACTACCCGTAATACCGAGGTAAGTGTTTACGGTACGGTCATTTAGAGATACCGTTATATTATTTCCAGAAACCCCGGTAACTACGCCGGTCTGCTGTACGCTGGGCTGAATCGAGGTCCCGAAGTAAAAATTACTCAGGTTCCACGACATGGTCGTATTGACCGACGGAGAACTCTGGCTGTAGAAACCAGCAATCGTGTGGCCCCAGATAGCACTGTCCTTGGCGGATGTGATAAGGACGTTCGGCTCACGACCGCGGACACCAATATGGCATCCAATAATTAGGGTGTGGTCAAATGCGACATCGTCCCCATTCCCGCCCCACGTAACAAAACTTCCATTAAAGTTTAGCTGAGGACGACCGAGGTCGAGTCCGACGAAGAACGATTGAACAGTTACGTTTTCGAGTTGGAGTCCGCTATTACCGGAGGGATGGTTAATACCGACTGTGTTCTGAGCGTTGTACGCGTCAGACACCTCCAACGTTTCGAAGGGTGTATGACCGAGGCTGTTTTGAACCGCGTGGTAATTAACTCGCCCGGGGCCCTCAAGCTGAATGTCTTTGAAGTGCGTCTGATAATGTCCGTCTAGGCGAAACATCGCCTTGTTGAACATGGCAGACGTGGCCCGAAGAATTGTACCGTTCCAACCGTCTCCTTGGAAATACGGAGCGCTGAACTGCTGAATCGAGACTCCGGATGCGTCCTGCGGAGTAGCCCAGATTTCTCGATTGATCATGTATCGACCGACCGGAATGTATACTCGGCATTGATTACGACCACCGTCCGTGGCAGTGTACCGGTTGATCCCAGCTAGCCAAGAGACTAGCTGAATGGCAGCATAGTCATTCTCGTCAGTACCGGTGAACATCGACGCGTACCATCCGTTGGCCGACGCGTACGAGTTAAACTTTGCAGCTCTAGTAGAGCCGATCGGGTTGGTTACGTTATCTCCGATGGCCCCGGCCCACTTAACGTTAAGGATATCCCCATCCATTCGACGGGTCCAGCGACCGCCACCACCGGTGGCAGAATAGATAGTAACACCGTTTGCTGGCCGGGTATCAGAAGAGTTATAGAAGAAACTTCCGCCACCCCCATCTCCCGGCTCCCAGTATCCAAGAACCTCGACGATAGAAAAATCGTCGATACCAGCAACGTTCAAAATCTCAAGGTCGTTGATCGAATCAACCTTGATCGCTCCGCTGCCGCCGGTTCCAGTACCCGGCTCACCGGCAACATTGATGTTCCAAGAACCGTATACTCCGCTACCAGAAACAACATCGACATCGACTGTCAGGGTTCCACCCGTGTAATCAGTAACAACGCCTTCGAGGTAGGTAGAAGGGGTACTAGAACGAGACACCCGAACGCGCGCTCCCGGAAGATAAGCGAGTCCGCGAAAAACCGAGAAGACCTTCGTTCCCGTAGAGACGATGGTGTTGGTGTTACTAACTGTACGATACCCCGAACCCTGAGCCCCGGCTAGATTGATAGTCCACGGCCCCCGAAGCGCGGGACCCGAATCACTAACCAAGTCAACTTCCAATCCCAGAACTCCGGTTCCGGAAACGTAAGTGTTTACAGTGCCTTCGAAGAAATAGAGTTCCGGATAGGTGCTGTCTGCAAAACGGACTCGGGAACCAACCGTGTATGCTAGCCCCGTTTGAGTGGTAACCGAGACGCTTCCGCCGAGGGGAGGCATCGCAAAAGTATCCGAAGCTGTGGCGTAATATCCAGCTCCGGCCGGACCTGCCGGACCACGAATGTTTCCGATCAGAGACCAAGCGCCACCGTTCTTCTTGTAGTGATCTCCGTTGGTCTCGTTGATGTAGAAATCACCGTTGGTACCAACTCCGACTCCGGGGACCCCGGCCCCGCTAAACGTGCGCGTGGCTAGGGCATCCTGAAGATCAGCGGAAAGGATCGTATGGAGGATACCGTAAATCTTTCCGGTAGCGTTATGAGCCGCAGCCGACGAGCCGTCGATTCCGCGAGTGATCGAGCTAAAGACGTCGCCGGTGCGGGAAGTGACAAGGATTTTCTCGACCGAAGGATCGAGTGACGGGCGGGCATAGTCCGTCTTGTTCCAGATTACAGCCTTAAACGGCGGCGAAGGGAACTTAATGCCGTGCCCCGTAGTGACCGAAAGAGACGTGGCTCCAGAAGTGATGCCGGAGGCTAAGGCCGACTCGGAGAAATCCTTGTAATTGTTGCTCATGCTCTACTTATGTAGGGTGTTAAAATGGGATACTAAGTCAACCGCTGATTTCGCCGGAGAATTGAATGGTGGCTCCGTCAAGGTGTTTCGGGGCTCCGCCTAGAGCCTCGCGCCGTAGCCAGATAGCGACAGCCTCGCCGGCTCCGATTGAGCCAACAGAGAGCCTAGAACTAGTTGTGGGCTGGGTGAAGACCACGCCTACCGGGACGTCCTCTTCGTTGGTGGCCTCGAAGGCTTGGGCCGTAACAGCGTCTCCTTGTACAATTCCAGCCGCGTCTAGCCCGACAAATAGGTCCGCCCCTCCAACAACTTCATTTGATAGCCAAAGCTTGGCGCTATACCACGTGTCCGTAGGGTGGGTATTGGTCACGAACAAGCAGCGATATTCTACCTTGTGGGCGTTGTTCTCGGATGGCGTCACTGCGTCGAACAAGGCATGAACTACGTTGGAAGGAAGCTCGGTTACCGCCATGTAGCCTCCGAGAGAATCGTTGGGGTCGCCCTGACCAAGCAGGTCGCCCTGCCCGGCCCCCGGGATGGAGTATCGAAACTCAATGTTGTCCGCGTTCATCGGTTAAACTTAACACTCTTACGTTCTTTGAAGTCCACGAACAGGCGAGCGCGTAGCCCAATGTAAGCGGTAAGAAATTCTCTGCTGCGCTGGCGGTCGTCGGATTCCCGGTCTAGGTGGGCTCGGACGTACTCAGCAACGGCAGCTTGCGCCCCCTCGTCCAACGGGATTTCATCGCCGTCTTCAAAGTCAAAGTTGATCCCGTTCCACGTCACGAGGAAGTAATGATTCCCGTCCGGGTGGGGCCAGAAGTAGGCCGAGTAGGACTCGGGGTCAATGGCCACGGTGGCCGGAGCGTTGATGTTGATCAGTGGATCGGTACCACAACTCTTATTAGGAGCCGAGGCGATCTCGTTGCGACGGGTCCACGAAATAACCTGAACCTTGGACCGGGCAGCAATCTCTTCCCCGGCGTAGTTGAAGCTCAGGCTACCCAGTGTTTCTGGCGCAATGACCGAAGGGCAAGTGGCGCAAAGTGCTGGATCAGAACAAGTATCCGTTTGGAGTCCGTCTCCAAGTTCGCCCGGAAGCAGGGTACCGCCAACCACGACCTTATAGATTCGATTATTGGACAGCACGTACTCATTCGCCGAATAGGCCACGCCTTCCTCAAGGTCTGGCACAGCACGAACGTAATAGATATCCTTCAACGCAGCCCCGTCGGGCAGGCGGGCTCGGAGGCACTGGCCGAAGCGGCTACCATCCGTAGACCAATAGCAGCTTTGCTGGCCAATCCGATAGCCCGGGATGTGGGACTGTAAGTCGATGACCGCCTGTCGCATCCACTTCTCGGCAGCGGTGTTCAGGCTCTCGATCTCCGTTCGACCGTTGATGATCTGCCGCGAGATGAAAGTCTCGATGCCACGGCGATTGGCATCCACGGTCAGGAGGTCTTTGACGTCCTGCTCGAAGGTTTCCGGAAGAGTGAGTACGTCGAATCCAGCTAGGCGGCGCTTCAGGCTGAGAAAGCTGGACCAGTACGAGGACGAAAGGGTCAGGTCCTTGTCAACTTCACGGACAATCTTGGCCTTAACGTAATCAGCTACGCACGAAGCCGCGAGGGATTCGTCCGGGGTTACGTCGGAGAGGAGCTTTCGAACCTCCTGCTTGAATTCGAGATAGGTCATTTGCGCTTGGCTTTCTTGGAGACAGGCTTGGCAATGTCAAGCGGCTCGATGTAATCTGCTTCTCCAACGGTGACGACCGCTTCCACCGTAGGCCTATCCGCTACCGAGGGGAGGGGTTCAGAAGTACCCTTTGTTGACAAGACTGCCCCCGACGCTTTTCCCGCAACTACCACATTTCTTTGGTTTTGGGACGGCAAGGGGATTCTCAGGACCTCCGAGCGAAAAGTATTGCTCGAAGAGTTTACTTTTTTTTTAAGCTGCGCGTTGTACTCGTCCTCGGTGATCTCACTGACCCCGAGACGAGGACCATCTTTTTCGATGGCCGCGAGGAGAGCTTCGTCGTCCGTCGCATACACTCCGTACCACGCGCCGCCAATCTGGTCGATCACGTCGAAGACGGTAACGAAGTCACCGAACTTGATGGATCGAATCGCGTTGTCCGCCAGAAAGAAGCGTTTCATGTGCGATGAAAAGCTAGCCTAGTCTGCGGGTCGGTGTCAATTAAATTGGTGCTTGTTCCGTCTGCTCCCGGTACACGGCGGATGCAGCTCAGACGGAACAAGCAAAGTGGAGCGCTCAGAGGGAGTTGCACCCTCACGACAAGTGTGGAAAACTCGCGTGCTAACTGTTAAACACCATGAGCGCTTGGCTGCGGGAGGTTGGGTCGAACAACCATTCACGGATTCAAAGTCCGCTGTCCTACCAAAGTTAGACGATCCCGCAGAAGTAAAGAATCGGGCTCGATCAAGTATGTTTACGACGGCGCGTTAACTCGCCCATCAACTTGGTTTAGTGTCGTCCCGGTTCCTTAAATAGTCCCGATGCTTTCTTGGGCTCGGGCGCTCACTGAGCGACCGCCGAATCTAAAACTCGGATCGGGTATAGCTAGTTTTCACGGGTCGTACTAGCAACCGAATTGGAGCTACTGGTAGGGGTTGAACCTACGACCAGCTGTTTACAAAACAGCCGCTCTTCCAACTGAGCTACAGCAGCTTAAATGGACAGGAGGACCGAGAGATAAACCTCGGTGTATTCGGGCGCGACCCGTAGCCCATCCCTCTGGGCGACCTCCTGAATTGATGTCAGCCCGGGCGCGACTCCGGGATGGGCCTGACCGTGTATCGCTGCGCTTGTTGTGATCGGGCTTTGTTTAATAAGTTTGGACGACACAGCGAGCGGCGATACCTCGGGCGTGAGCTTGCACGCTTCTGACAAATGGTGGGCAGTGATGGATTTGAACCACCGAAGAGCTGACGCTCGGTTGATTTACAGTCAACCCTCGTTGGCCGCTTGAGTAACTACCCGTAGAAAGAACAGAAATTGGAAGCAGGATCGGGAATCGAACCCGAAGCCAGACCTTATGAGAGTCTTGAGTTACCGTTACTCTATCCTGCTGGACGAGGCCCACAAAAGAAGAACCCCGCGCCTTTGTCAAGCGCGGGGTTCAGGAACTAGCTTGTCAGCCTAGCTTACGAGTACGACGCGCAACCGGTGTCGGAGACAGTCGGGCACGCACCGCTGAAGTTCTCAACAATCGCGTGACGATTCGGGTCTTCGATGATGACCGTCCACTTCGTCGAGCGGAGTTGGTAGTGCTTGACGTTCGGCTGGATCACGCAGCTGTACAGCGGGCTGGTCTCGGCGTCAGGAGTATGACGATTGACCGAGGACGTACCGGCGATACCGATCTTGATGTCCGACCAGTCCAGAATCCACAGCTTGCGGCCACGGCTTTGGATGTTGGTCGAGCCACCAGCGCCGGTCGTGAACGCAGCGAGGTGATCGTTGAAGTACGGATCGTGGAACACCGCGAGGTGAACGCCGACTTCCGGAACTTGGTACAGATCGTAGTTGAAGAGAACTTGGTTCTCGAACTTGAGCTGTTGGCCCGGGGTGTAGTACCGCATCGTGTCGACGCCGTACTTCGACTTGTAGTAGCCGCTCATGACCTGACGAATGAGGTCCGCGGTGAGGCGGTCCGTCATAAGGTCGATCGTGTCGATGCTGCCACCGGTCGCTTCACGATTCCGCTTCAGCTCATAGAGCATCGCGAAGATGAAGTCCAGATTCAGGGCCGCACCGGCAAGGTCGGTGATGCGCGAGCAGTCACCAAGTTGGGTACGAACACCGAGAGCGTTGGCCTTATACTCGTACACGCAACCCGCGTCGACCGGGTCGACAACTTGCGGAAGGCTGGTGTAGGTATTCGGGCTTTGGTTCTCGTTGATGCGCTGGCCGTAGAAGACCGAGTTGAGCCATTTCTTCTCGAACTGCGCACGTTGCTGGCGGTTCTGCTCAGCGAGCGGAAGCTCACGGAACTTCTTGAAGTATCCGGACGTGTACGAGGCTTCGAGGGCCTTCAGGTACTCGTCGTTATAGCACGAAGTCTCGCGGCTGGTTTGAATCCAGTACGTCAGAAGCTTGCGGCTATTATCCGAAGCTTCGTTGTGGCACCACGATTCGTAGTCGCTGACGCTGTTGGCGCCGACGAGCACGGTACCGAAGGTCGGCTGATAGACGGCCTTCTGAGGATTGGTGAGGGCCGCAAAACCGGAGGCAGTGTAGTTCGGAACCACAGTGACCTTAGCCTTGGCGACGCCGCCCGAATCCGCATTGACCGCAGCGTAGATGTCAAACTGAAGTGTACGGGCAGTCTTGGCGCCCGACGGATCAGTGAGGGTCAGGACGAAAACCGTCTGGCCCGGGAGGAAGTACTTCTCGATGTTCGAGAGCGGGCTCTTGAACGGCGAGGGGCCGGTGTTAACCGTGATGTCCCACGCGTGAGCGGGGATGCCGCCGGTACCCGCACCCGTGGTGGCAGCGCCAGCCTCGATGCTAAAGTAGTTCGAGTTGACGTTCGCGCGTTGCTGGCGATAGATGTACGGGAGAATCACGGACTGATTCTGCACCGGCACCTTAGCCACAGCGCCCTTGATCGAAGTGACATTCGACATCAGGAGGTCCCGGAGGGGACGCTCTTGCACGCCGATCATCTTCGCTTCGGCCGCTTGGGAAATGAGATTGTGATAATCAATCTCCTTCGTGCCAAGCGCCTCGAACTCTGCGGGGGTAATTCCCGCGATAGAGGCCCGCGTCAGGGTGCAGCCGCAGCTTTCCGTGACGGAGACAATTCGGGGAGAACATTGATTCCAAACAGCCATAGTTGTGTAGGTTAGTTACGGAACCTACTTTAACACAGCTTTTTGGAAATCAAAGAAAAAACCCTCGATCAATATAACTTGATCGAGGGCTCGAAAACTGTCTGGACTAACTTTAAACTACGCCATTGGGCGTATTACTTTACTTAGTAGTCTGGCTATTTCCGATAATCGAGCGCAAGAAAGCATCTCGATTACTCTTGGGGGAGTCAAGAGTCACTCCGGTTGTGATTCCGGGCTTGGCCTTGGGACTTGGGGCGGGCTCTTCTTTAGGAGGGGTCGCTGCGACCACCGGGGCAATGGGCGAGGCGACAACAACCGGGGCCGCAGACTTGCGAACGTAGCCGGACTTCTCCAGCAACTCTCGACCCTGCTTGATCTCCGCCTCGGCGCTCAGCTTAGCGTTGTACGCCAAGAGGGAAAGGATGTCCCCGTCGGTGAAGGTGAATCGACCCTCGCGTTCGGCCGGCTTCGCAAGATTATACTCGGCTCGTGGCATAAACGTACGACCGTTCTGTTCGAGCAAGTCCTTGCGACCGGAGTTAGCGAAGATACGTCCCTGCTCGTCGATGAAGTTGAACAGCCACTTGTGCATCGGATTACGGTGGTCGTATTCCGATAGTCCGTTGCTCAGATTCAAGAACTCCTTGGCCGCGTCGGTTGCACCGTTGAGATACTTCTTAACAACCGGAGCTTCGAACGGAACCTCGTCGTCCAGCTTATCCTCGGAGACCTTGGCGATCTCTTCGGGCAGGGTCTTGTAGAGACCAGTACGGAACTCCTTGGCAGCCTTGTCGATCTCCGGGCGAATCTCGGATTCCCAAACCTTGCGCTCAACCTTCTTCAGCTTCTCGTCGGTTTCCTTACGGGCTTCCCGTTTGGCGTCCTCGATCAGCTTGGTCTTTTCGAACTTACGCCGGTCGCCGGGCTTAAAGCCGACTCGGTTCTCCTGAAGCCACTTACCATACTTCTCGTCCTCCCGGGGGTCGGGAGTCCAGTGCGGGTCTTCCCGCTTTCGGTTGAGAAGATATTCGTTATGGTCCTTGAAGAACTTCTCTAGCTTCTTCGCCTGATCTGCGTAGGACTTGTCCTTGGTGGCAGCGTACTGAGCCAGCTCAAGCTCTTCGATCTCTTCGGGTAGAAGATCAAGGTTGGCCGGAATGACAGGCTTGAACTCTTCGTCGTCGTCCTTGGATACGACGGAGTCTGACTTGGCCAGTTCAGGAGCCTTGAACTTAAGCATCTCCTCGGCCTTCGGCTTGTCTTCCTTGGCCTTATCTCCCTTCTTGGGGGCCTTGGGCTTCTCCTCGGGCTTCGGCTTCTCTTCGGCGACCGGGGCGGTCTCCGCGACGGGCGCTACTGGCTCAGTGACCGGCGGGGTAGTTTCAGCAGGGGGCGTCGTCTCTTCGGACTTCGGCTCTTCCTTGGCGGGGGCCTTAGCCGCCTCACTACGGGCGGCATCCAGTGCCTCCGTTAGCGTGGGCGAATCCTTCTCACCGAAGATTCGATCGGAATCTTCTTTGTCGAGAAGGATGTTAGGAACCGGGGCTTCGGGCTCCGATTCAGGAGCCTCGGCTTTGGCGAGGGTTAGTTTAAGAGACGAGAAAAGCGCTTCCTTAACGGGGTCTTTCTCGGGGACTGGAGCAGTCGGTGTTTCAGGCGTAGGCATAGGCTATTTGTTTATACAAGTGCTGACGGTACTTGTGTGAAAGCTAGTTCGGGAGGGGGAGGGGGAGCCAACGGGGCTCCTGCCGGAGCCGGCGGCTCGATCGTGGCCGGCGTTGGCTGTGAAGCTCCGGGGCGGACCGAGGGGTTCAGCATCGCTTGCGTGACTTGGATCACTTGCTCAAGCTGCTGGCCTTGTTGGTTAACTTGCTGCGCCATCTGTTGAACGGCTTGCGCAAGTTGTTGAATCTGATCGGGCGACGGGCCAATCTGGGTATCTTCGCCGTCTTCCAACTCCAACTTGAGATCGTAACCCGAGCCGGAGAGTCGGAAGATTTCATTGAGCATCTCATAGATGCGCTTCTTTCCGATGGCCTGAACGAGTTCCGGCATCGAGAAGAGTTGGCCAACCAACTGCGTAAGGGTCTGCGCGGCTTGCTGGTTGCTGGAGCGTTCGGCTCCATCTCGGCTGGAGAAGATGTACTCGTGGATCAGGGCCTTCTTAGTTCCGCGAACTTCAAGTTCCTTCGGAATCGGGTCCGCATCCTCGGCGCCTTGCTCAGTGACAAGTTCAAACTTGGCAGCCTTAATCGTCTCTTCTGTATATCGGTTGATGACCGGGACTTGGATCGTCTCGCCGCCGAGCGCGATCAAGCTCTCATAAAGTTGTTTCTTCCACGCGGCCCGACCTTCATCAATGGCGTCAGCGATAAAGGAGTAGACCGTGTTGGTCGACGCCGCGATCTCGGTTACTTCGGTGGCGCTAATCTCGCGCGGGGCCGGTTGCCCAAGCTCCTGAGGAGACAGGACCATCATGCGCTCGACGATAGAGAGCAGGTTGGAGATGGCCCGGAAGTGTTCGGTAATCGTCGACTCCGTCTTAATCGACTGGATAGAAATCGGATTCGGCGCCTGACCCATGTTACGGGCCTTGGTACCGGAGTACTCGACAAGGATCGGATGGACGTAGTAGTCCTTGGAAGCCAAGGTCTTCTCCAACGCCGCCCGGTGCTTGTCATCCAGCATGTCGATGTCAAGCATGACCAGCTTGAGCAAGTCGGTCTTGGCCGTCATCAGCATCTGGCTGAGGAGATTACTGATCTGGTCTTGGAACGGCATCAGCTCGTGGGCGAGCGAGATGTTATTCTGGCGGGAGTCGTTCTCGTTGTACCCAAAGTAAACCGCAGGGATGGACGGAAGAAACTCGCCGTAGATAACCGTCTTATCCGACGCGACGACCAGCCGTAGCCATACCTCGTAGGGGTAACTTCCGAGCCCAGCGTCCTTCGGAATAACTTTCTCGAAGTACTCCGTAACCAGTACAGAAGAGTCCGACTCGTTCTCAGAGTAAAGCCCGGACATTGACTTACGATCGTTCTGCTCGGCCAATCCAAAAGCGCCGTCATCCGGAGGCGGAATATTCGGGAACTTAATGGCGACGTCTGCGTAGTAGATGCCGAAATACGCTGCGTAGTTATTGTACAGCCCGGCTCCACGATCCGAGAAGCTAATGGCCTTGCGATTAAAATAAGCCGGGTCGTAGGCAATGTCTCGGAACTTGCGGACATCCCAGAAGCCGCAGTAGGTAGCGCCGGTGTCCGTGTTCAACGAGGACATCGGATAGGCGGTGTCCCAGAAGACGCGAGACTGGTGGGGCAGAACGTAGGGAACACCCTCCTTGGTAATCTTTGATTCAACGAGCACCTCGTCTCCTTCAAGACCGGGTTCGACCTCACGGCAGACAAACTGCTTTTGAGTTTCCCACGAGCAGGCCGGGAACAGAATGGCCCGGGAGTAGAGGAACATGTCACGGATCGCCTGCGTCTGCAAATGGCGGTATCCGTACTGGTCAACGATCATCTCGATACGCTGGCTCAGCGCATCGCCACGAAGTTTACCGACGAGCGAGGTCGACCGGGGTTCGTACTTGAACTGCGGGTAGAGATTCGTGAAGCGGGTGGCCTGAGCGGCCACGCGCCGAGTGAGATACGAACGAACCAGATTGACCGAGACTTCGTATAGCCGGGGGAGATTGATATCCTTGATTGTCCCTGCCTCGTCCTTGACCACGAACTTATCCGCACAACCGAGAGACTCCAGCTGGCTGGCACAACTGTCCAGCTTGATCTTCTTCTGGGCGTACAGCATCAGCGGCACGTTCTCCTTCAGAATCGGGGCCGAGTCCCACGCCAAATCGGCTGCGGCATAGAGCTGGTAGGCCGCTAGGTTTCGGCGCTGGCCGTCATCGATGCGAGACGAGATGCGCTCTTCGAAATCCTTCCGCGCTTCGTACGCAGAGGTGTTGGTCGGGTCCACACAAGTGAACACCTCTTTGATTCGCTCCTTGGTGGAGCCGTACTTGCGGAGAATGTCGAAGTCGATCATTGCAGCAGAAGGTGGGTCGGGAAAATCTTGGTCTCTGAATCACCCACCCGAGTCCGGAGCAGCCACCCCTCAATCAGGCAGAGCAAGAGACGAGCGTGGGCGGGGGCTTTGTCTTTTCTAATCCAGTCTTTGACTTGGTGAGGGGATACTCGGATGAACGCAGCTAGTTCATCCTCGTTCATTCGTAGCATTTCACAAAGGGCTCGGATTCTGGAAGCAGTCCAAGGACCGCTAACGGAGTCGTGGTCTTTGTAAAACGCACGAAGCGCCGCGCGAAGCGGCGTGTCTTCAATACTTGGCGCCTTTACTGGCATCCTTCTTTGAAGCCATGAGGATCATCACGGGGGAGGCCGCGGTCGGGCTGACCATATCCTCGGACTCTGAATCGCCCTCCTCTTCCGAGTCGTCGCATTCGCATACCTCGACGTTGGTGATACTTCCGGCGAGCTTGGTGTCGTCCACTTCGGTGGCGACCAGCTCAACCATAATCTTTACAGTGTCGCCCGGCTTCAAGACCCCAAGGGCCTCCTTGAGCGAGTCGTTATCAGCGTAGTCCAGCTCGATCGTGGACTTGGAGGAATTCTGTGAGTCGGCCATATGTCGTATTAGTTAGTCCCGATCGGGATGATTTCAGGTTTTGCCCGACCAGTACGCAGGAAATCCCGGGCGGTGTCAAGCTCGTAGAAGAACATCGGGTAGGTCAAAGCGTCGAAGCCGTGGATGTGTTTGGACCGCCTCGGTTTGAAGGGTAGGTCCGGGCTGTACTTGTCATCCTTTAGCTTTTCCGATTCGAGCTGCAGGAACATGTCACGGAGCTTGGTGCACGAAGATGACAGGAACAGGCGTTCTTGTTGGAGCGCCCGAATGAGGACTTTGACGCGGGCCTGTACTGAATTTGGAGGCTTGGGACATTCGACCAGCTGGATAGGTGTGACGTCGCCGAACGCCGATGAGACGTCGCGGGAGAGGCGCTCCACCTCAAGGACGTCGTAAGTTCCGGAGGTCGCGCGAAATTGATTGAAAGCGGAGGAGTCGCTGATGTGTTCATATTGGTAGTTGTAGCCCATACGGTCGTTCCAGAACTTCATCCTGCGCATGATGGCAGGTACGAGTTCGGTGTACGGCACGTAGGCATCGGTGTAAATCATTTCGTCGAAGATCAGCCAGACGTCCTTCTCTTTGGTCGGGACGTTCTGCATGAAGACGACGGCTGAGTTGGCGGTACCCAAGTCGTATCCGACTTGGATGGGCCAGTTCTTGACGGGGAGAAGGCGAGTCTTGCCTGCCGGGTCACCTCTGACGTGGAGGGTATCGTTGAAGTATTGGCCGAAAATACTGGTACCGGAGGGGCGTTCGATCCACTCTCCTAAGACCATCCGGCGATACTCGACCTCATCGTCGGCTAGGGCTTCCTTGATCCGATCGTAGTATCCCGGAGGGAGGTTGTGCTCGTTGTCTGAGATCGGAACGTGGTGTACCGCGTAATCATCCTTTACTAGCCCGTTTTCATCCAATGACTTAACAAAGAACCGCTGATAGACCCAGTTGCTAGGGCCCTCTGGATTGCACGTTGCGATGTACTGTTGGGGGTCGGAAATATGGGGCCGCCGCCCAAGTTGCTGTACTACAGATGAAAAATAAGTATCTGATTCCAAAGTAGCTGCCTCGTCCAAAAGTACTAGGCTAGGTTCCATACCGCGAATACGGTCGCGGACGAAGCTTTCGACGGGCATGGACAGCAAAAGAACGCGCGACCAGCCGCCGTATTTGTTGCTGATAAAAATATAGTCGTCTTTTGCCGTGTTGCTTTTCCAGTCTGTAAATTCAATTCCGCAACCAGCTTTCCACTCCGGAAGGACTTCGTTAGTGAGCTTGAACGCGGCACCGCCCTCGATGGCTTGGCGACGAACCCCAACGATAATGATCGCCAGCGCGTTGATATTGTTAACGCAGTGCTTTACTAGCTTGTGCAACGCGCCCTGCGTCTTTCCAGAGTTGTGATGGATTAGCCCGTCGGCCAAGTAGGAGCTGGTGGACGGGACGGTTATATCTAGCAGCGGAGAGATAGTTTCGGCACAGTCTAGGACTTCTACCCACGCAAACCCTTTCCGGTAAAGCTCTAGTTCTTCCGAAGAGCCGGCAAATTGGATAAACCGATCAAGGTGTTTGGCATCTGGTATGCCGTTGCTGCGGTAGATGCTTTCGTTGGCGGCGTAAAAAGCTCGCGTCTGCGGCCTAGGATATTTATCCCACTGCTTACTTTTGGCTAGGACTACGCTAGGTGGGTAGCTGAACTTCTTGCCAACGCGCCGCTTAGATTTGGGAGCAAATAACCGCTTTTGTTTCCGCTCGATTTCAAATCCGATTTCGTCTCTAAACTTTTCGGCGTGGGCTCCGCGGATATGGAGATTCCAAATGGGTCGCGGGCTAGCATACAAGTATAAGCCCTTGGACCGGGTGGCAAGGATTCCAAAAGCCGACAAAAGCCTTTGGATATCCCGGCCGAGATGTTCGCTGGTCGTGGCGTAGCTTACCCAACCGCGTTTGCACGCACACCCGTCCGTATCAAACAGCCCGCGCAGAAAAGCTGCCGCTACGTATTTCGGAGAGGCGAAGATGCAGTCCGGAATGCGCTTGTAGTAGGCCGTGGACTTTAGACCGGCCCACAGTAGGAAGGGAGCAATCGTCTGTTTTGGGGTGATAGCGTAGTTGCACCCGCCATAGCTAGTAAAAAAACATCCAAGCGCCCCGGCCGCACGGCCAACTCGCCCGAGGCAGTCCGGGTCTACATTCGCAAAGCTTACAGTATGCCCGGGTTCGTCTAGTTTGTTTACGGACCCGTCTCCGACTACGGCGCCGAGCAAGTAGGCAGAATCCTCGTCTAGTGTGTGATCGCCGGAGCTTGTGTGTGCAACCAGCAGTTCCTTGGTACCCCAAGATGGGTGTGCCACCAAGGGGGACCAAAATCTCCAGCCGGCTTTTCTAAGCTCTTGAATACGAGAC